TGCTAAGAGTCATCCGATCGCCGGGTAGCGTGGCCACAAGCCCCAATCAAACCCAGTCCTCGAGAATACGACCAACAGTGACTTCATCAAGGTCATCTTCTCCAAACAACGATGACATTAACAACTCCAGAATATCGGTAGCGGTGAAACCATATTTCCAATGATAAAAACGCGTCATATCGTCACGTGAACACACGTGATGCACGTCCAAAGCGGACAGCACACCACGTACGCCAAGATCAAGAAACGCGCCTTTAACATTCCACCCCAAACCATCAAGACTGACGGAGTCAATGTCAACGCAAAGTTGAGAGAAGCGAGTAAGATAGCACCTAGAAATGACAGGACAATGTCTGAACTCATAAGCATAGCTCAAAGCCTTGCCAGCAAGATAATCAGCGTCAGAAACAGCTTCATTCGCACTAGCACGAGCATTGAACCTAGCAAGAGCCTTGCCAAATTTAGGAACCATCACATAACCTTGACTGGTCATGATAAAGTGCCTGGAGAGAAAAGAACACTCAGACAAGTGGGAAAAGACCGAAACCTTCCCCCGCATGCCAGCGAGTGTGCAAACATGTTCATACGCACGTCTTAGAGAGCGCCGTCGGCACTTCCAAGGATTATCCAAACGCATGACCATGTCATCTCCAAGAACTAAAACATCACCACAAAAGCCATGGCGTTCGCAGAAAGCAAAATTTATCACCTTATTCCACATAGAGTTACGAAAAGTTGTCGACTGTGCACCTGTGGGCAACTGGTTAACGACCCTACCCCTCAAACCAAACTTCCGCGAAGTAACAGCGAAAGAATTGGCGTGAAGCATAAGACCAGTCAACCAAAGGGGTGCCCCAAGGCGCCGCAGCCATTGAATCTCCAACAAATGGACGTCTCGAAGTTGTGTCATGTCATTCGAAGAGAAATCGCTTTCTATAAATACGCTGTCAGCAGTAGCATGCCGAGTAATAAACTCGACAAGCTCCTCAGACTGACGTTTGTACGCACCCATATAGGCGACACTCTCCGGTTGATCACTGCCACGAAGCAAGCGAAACATCCTCTGCGTGCATGCCTGCATAACAGGTCCAAGCATAGCATTATGTATGTCGGAAGATTGATAAATAACTCTAGGAGCCCAGTCCGGATCATGACGTTTAAGAAGGGCTTCGACTTTAACAAAGATTTCTTTAGAAGTAAATGTGCGAGAAGTGCACTCAGAAATCAATGGAAAGACCTTCAAATGTTTAGCCTGTTTAGAGGCCTTGAACTGGGAAT